CGTATGCGCCATTTGTTCTTAACCGGATTGACGCACTCGATGCGCGCCGTGTCCTTATTTCCTTGTACTCTGTGCATAAGCTCTTGTTTTAAGTGAATATGTATTTTGTTCTGCCCTTGCCAAAGTTCTCCGTCTTGATGACGGTCTCGAAAGGCAGTCCTTCGGGCATCTGCCGGATTTGCGCCAGGATATTCTTCATCTCTGCGCTGTTGGTGAAAAACTTCTTCATCTCGCCACCCTGCTCGATAGAAACAAGACATCTGTCCTCGCCTTGCTCAGTCTTGATGCCCGTCTCGAAGTCTTTGACGATGATAGGAAGATTTACGAGTTCCCGGATGCTCACTACCTGTCCGGGGAACCGCTTCTTACCATCTTCCGGCTGGTAAGAAACATTCAGGTCTTTAAAACTTCTCATTTGTTTGCCTGTTAATTTAATAAACATGTTATTACAATCAGCGTGCTTGGCCATGCCATAAAGCGAGGCCACAAGCTCCCGCCGTCTTTTTCTTGACTTCACCTTGACAAGTTTACGAGCCATGTTTTGTTTGATGCGCTTTCGCAACAGTACATGGTTGGGATAGATGACATAACCGAGGAAATCAATGCCCTCCGTTATGGGGAAAATCCTCTCGTTGTGTTTTACTGTTAAACCTATTCCTCCTACCAGCTCGTGAATGGTGTCTCTGATTTTCCATAGTTCATCCTTGGATGCTGCCAGTACTACTCCGTCATCACAATAGCGATAGAAGTGGCGGATGCCCAGCCTGTCTTTAAGAACATGATCGAGATGCACGGAGAGTAGCAGGTTGCCGAGTCCCTGCGAGGAACGCAGCCCGATACTGATACCCGAAGGCATCATTCTTACGAAGCCGTCGAGCATGTTGATGAGCCGTTTGTCCTTGAACACTCTGCGCACGCATTTCATTACAGAGTCCTGATCAACGCTTTCATAGAACTTGCGGATGTCGAACTTGTAGCAATAAGCCGTTCCTCTTGGATCATCATTGATGTTGTTGCGGATATAGTCCATCAGGTCGTGCATGCCACGCTGCTTAATGCTTGCGGAGGTGGTACGGATAAACCGCTTGCGGAGATGCTGGTCAACAACGGCCATGATTGCGTGGACGGCAATACGGTCGTGCATAGTCAAAATCTGAATGCGCCTTACCTTCCCGCCCTCTACGATTTCCCGCTCCCGATAATCTTTCACCGAGAATGTACCGCTGCTGATGGCCTCTGTCAGTTCCTTTATCACTTCCTCGCGGTGAGCCAGCAGATAGCGCCCCTGTGAGCTTCGTTTACGGGCAGTGCCACGCAGAACCTGGTCGAACGAATCGGCCATGTTGGCGTAATCGACAATTTCCTCGATGATGTATCCTTCTCTTCGCATACTTGTTTTAAGTGAATAACTAAGGCTTTAGCCTTCCTTCTTCCGGGCCTAAGTTCTTCGAGCTGGCGAAGCAGCCTACCAAACTCTACCCGACACTTGATGTTTCAGCCGTTCCAGTGAGCAGCTGCGGCTCTCTCCCCTCGGCACCGCTTTAGGGACACGTCCCCTTTGTTGTACGCCGATTGATAGTTGTCCAGACGCGACCCGACATTCGCGTTCGCATTCGATGCATCGTTATTCGCATTCGCATTCGACACACCGCCATTCGCATTCGCGTTGTTGTTGCCACGATAAACCACACGGGAAAATGGGGAGTTCCGCCTTGAACGGCCACAAAGGTACGAAAATTTAAGTGCTATACCGAATAAATGTCAAACTATCAGCCATATTATGGAAGCTATAGCACCTCCGGCAACGGTGAGCAGCCAGTCGGTGAGGTCGAACTTGTTGCCATAGAGCCGGTCTTTGAGCTCGAGGCATGTTGCTGCAACTACAGCCGCATAGATGCCGGCATAGGGCGATGCGGTGAGCCACGAGACGATGAATCCCCCGATGAGGTGCTTGTAGTGGTTGGAATTTTTGAGAAATGCGATAATTTTCTTCATAATTGTTTGAACTAAATCAGCCAAGTCTGTAGACTGCGCTGAAGATTAAACGTAGTTATCGTGTGGAGGTGTCAGAGGAAAGAATATTGCCGAGTTCCTCTTCTACCTTATTGTTAAGCTCATCCTTGAGTTTTTGACTTTCTCCAATGAACTTTCTTTGAGGAATGTGTATGACGCTGCCAACGGGCTTGAGAGCAAGCCCTTTCCAGAACTGTGCCTCTTCGCTCGGGTCCTGTCCGTCTTTTTTTCGTGTCCACGCACCGCCATTTGCTTCCCTGTACTTCGCCCAGAAGAATCGCTTCATTCGTGCTGTGACCTTGATATCGCCACCCTCGTTGTGAATTTCTGCATAGGGGACGCTGGTACCAACAGTGACGCTGTAGTCAGCGGGATGGTAGTATATAGAACCGTAAAGGTTCTGCCTTCTTGACATGAGAGGAGAGTACATAGCCTGCGTGCCCTTGGCGTGTTGCTGTCTGTGGGCGCGCTTCCATGGACTGAGCGTGACGTCGACGAATCCTCCCTGGCGAAAGTTATCCTGATAGTGGTCCTTGGCGAGTCTTCCGAGCTTTACAGGTAGTGTGCGTCGCATGGCCTGTGCAATTTCCTGCTTTTTCTCAAGGAGAAGCTGTTGAAATCGATTTAAATCCATAATGAAAGTATTTTATATAAGCAATAGAGGCTTTAGATGCCATAGAAAGGGTGCAGCTGTAGAGCAGAAGCGTACAGAACGAAGGCGGTCTATAGATGGATGAAGAAAGTTTTTTCATTTTTTGTTCGGAATATCAAATAATAGTTTTATCTTTGCATCGGGATAGTCTTTATGTCTATGCTGGATTGTAGTTCCAGCCGTGACATGGAGGCTATTTCTTTTTTATTGCATTCAGTATTTCCGGGCTGTCAGTGATGCTATAAAGCAAGACATTTCCATCCTCATACTCTTTGACGATAATCCAGCTTTTATCGTTCATTATCTCTATCTCGAACAGATGAATCCATTTAGCCCCAGCTTTTGTACTTGCATCCTTTCCGAAGCCGCAGTATATTGTCTCTCCAAATATCTTTGAAATCTTTAGCAATAACTTATTTTTAACATCGTAATGCATGTGTGGCTGATTGGTCCATTCATCAATACTTCGCCTTGAAATATTAATTTTCTTATCAAAGTGTGGATGCGTGAGGGTAGATCCCTGCAGAATTTTCCTTGCTTCTTTTTTGATGTCTTTTGTTTCCTGTCTTCTGACAGTCTTCTCCACAGCCTCCTTTGCACCAGGGTAAGCGTTGGCGATATAGGGATGTGAATCGGAGAAGATCCTGGCATCTATACCAGGGTTGTTGTCGAGCCCCGGCTGCGGATTGTTGGAGTCGCTGTCGTCATCGGGGACAGGAGTCACAGGCTTGTCAGTGGATCGTAGGTCGCATTTACAGTTCCATCTGTCGCCTGGACGGTGCCGGGTCCAGAACGGATGCTCAATGGGCAGTATCGTATTCCAGAACGGCATGTGGTCTGCTCCCGGATTTGGTGAAGTGGACGGGACCCACAAGAGGTTGGGCAGGACATCCTTTTCGCGAATGAACTGCTGCCAGTTGGCCGCCTGCCTTGCCCTCAACACAGCAGTGTCGTATTCCGTCTGCAACCATGCCTTGCATTGATGCGAGGCAATGCTACTCACGTCCTTCATCCACTGTTCAAACGGCTTTAGAACGCCATTTTCATCGAGTAGCTGCTTTGCCATGTCATTCTGCATTCTGTGTGTCTTGAAAGCAGCAAAGACCGCATTGTTGTGTTTCAAAGCCTCGATGAAGTCATCATCGGCCTTTGGCACATCGTTCATACCGTTGACAGAAGCCTGATTGAAGACCTTGCAGAACTCATGGAATAAATGCTGCTCGATGTCGCTCATGGGATTGAATTTGCGGTTGTAGATGTTGCGAAGAGCCAATTCGAGCATATCTACATCGATGCTGATGCCTTTTTGTGGACTTTTTAGCTGGATAGACGAACTGTATAGGGAGTCGACTACCAGTCTAAAGGAGCCCCGTCGAGCGGGGCCAGGCCGAAAAAAGGGCGTGCGTCTTTTGAAGTCTTGGGGTCAGTGGGTTCCTTGCGGTCTTTAGGCTTCTTTGTGTCATCGCCCTTATCGTTGCTTGCGTCATTGTCTGTGGGGTCGTTAGGTGCAATGGGAGCTGTTGGGTTTCGTCTGTCACCAACGGGCATGGAGTATTTCTCTGCGAAGTATTTGGGGTCGACGTCGTATCGGTCTGCAATCATGGTCTCGTAGGCCAC